GACCTGAGTGCAACCGGGGAGCGAAAGACGGTGTTCAATCGAAGGGGATTCCTGCGGACTTTGCTGGCAGCGCCCGTCGCTGCGGCCGTGGCGGCTGGGCTGTGGAAGCCCCCGCTCCCCAGGCTCGTTCGGATCCAGGGGAAGATGGCGATCACGGGTGACGCGATGAAGCGGATCGGTCCCAACTTCGACAGCCAGATCTACCAGGGGGCCCGAGGCGGCGGGAAGACAGAGTTCCAGCGGCTGCTCTTCGAGACCCTGGAGAAGCACCAGGTTGAGATGAATAGATTCCATGGCTTCCACCAGGTGGCCATGGGTGAGGAACGTGGCGTCAGGTAGGTAGGTGGTGCGGGCGCGTACCCATCTGAGACGATCCGGGCTTAGCCTTTCGACGGACGTTCTCCACGGTTTGAGAGAGCCGTGTGTTGCAAACCTGCCTGGCGTCACTTCTCTTGTTTGCTGGTCTCGGTGGCCCGCTGTCCTGTGGGTGCTGGAGTACGGTTTGGCAGAGACGCCTGTGACCGTGCGGGGGGTGGTGCCCCGGCCAGCCCTTTAACGAGGAGGACCTTTGGCCATGCCCAGACATCCAGGACGGAAACACCCAGCTCCGAAACGAGCCGCCCCGAAGCGCAAGCCTGCCGGATCCGGCCACAGATCCAGCCATCCCCCACGGCGTTCCCCCAGGCATAAGTGAGCCCCACACCGTCACCCAGGGCGCTCCAGGCGATGGCTGCCAGGCGGGCCCACGGGCTGCACCGGAAGCAAGCCCCCCTGGAACTGCGGAGACGGTTCGGGGGTCGTGTACCGCCCCTTCCTCGCGACGACCGGCACCGGGGCCGTCGTGGCTAAGAAGATGCGGATCCGGCGCTCGAAGAAGCAGAAGATCAGCGACAAGATCGCCCTCCTCAGGAGGGAGGGGAGACCACAGAAGCAGGCCGTCGCCATCGCCCACTCCATGTCACGTAGAGGAGAGCTATGACACCCTCACAGCCGCCTACAGACCGGCGCACCAACGAACTGACCCAGGCAGAGATCCAGGCCCAGATCGCGAAGCGCGACGAGGCCCGGAAGCGAGCCCGGAACCAGACGAAGGGAGGGCTCGTCCTGGGGACGGTCGGTACGGTGATCGCCGCCTACACCGGCCTCGTGACCGGCTATATCTGGATGACGATCCTCGGGTTCGTGATGGCCCTGATCGGCTTCGGGTTCATCAACGTCAAGGAGGCCGGAGACATCGCGAAGGGGCTCCTGGGCCGGGGCAGCAAGGACTAGGTGCCATCATCTCGGGCGCAGTGGATCTGGCAGATCGGGCTGATCTCGTTGCTGCTGTGGGCGGGTTACAGCTACTTCACCGCCAGCGCGGAGGCCAGGCTCTTGGCTGACCAGCTCGACGTCGCACTCGACAGCATTGAGGTGGCCGTCGATGCCCACGAGCTGGTCAAGGCCACCAGTGACAGCCTGATCGCCCTCCAGGACCGGAACGAAGAGGTCACCGACTCCATCATCACGGAAGCGGAGGGGGCGGTCGAGGAGGCCATGACCGGGACCGACGAGGCGCTCGCAGCGGCCAGGAACGCGGCAGCGGGCCTCCCCATCGTCCAGGCGGCCCTGGATCGGGCCACCGAGGAGCTGGAGGAGGAGCGAGACGCCAACGCCGTGTTCCGGGCCACGAGTGCGGCCGAGATCTTCGCAGGCCAGCAGCGGGAGCGCGTCATCGGGATGCAGCTCATCAGCGAGCGCACGGCCGCCTCCACGGAGATCACCACGCTCAACACGGCCCTGACGCTGTCCATGGCAGAGTCCGCTGCCTGGCAGCGTGCAGCATCGCCTGGAGCCCTCACCCAGATCTGGAAACAGGGGCGAGCCGCCTTGGTGGCCGTCGCCATCGTTCTGGCCGTGTCGAATTGACCAGGCATGAACACCCGTACATCCACCAGTATTATCACTTCGACGGCACACCCAGGGAGGTAGTTTTGACTGACGTAGCAGAGGCAGACGCGGTCGTAGAGAAGGAGATGCACCAGGCCGCTTCGAGGCGGCAGCGGATCCAGGCCATCGACAGGTTCTTCAGTCCGGTCGTGGTGCCGAATGGCTCCCGGCAGAAGTCCTCCATAGACACGGTGCGGGAGCGGGCACGGCTCCTGGCCATGGCGATTGAGGACCACGTCCCCGAGGGCGATCAGAAGGAGCACGCGGTCATGCACTGCGCCGAGGCGATGTTCTGGGCGAACCAGGCCATCAGCCATCGGTGACCTCGCCCCAGGCGTCATCTGGGCTCCGAACAGCGAGCCCCAGAAGAAGTTCTGCGCCAGCACTGAGACCGAGGTCCTCTACGGTGGCGCGAAGGGGTGCGCGAAGAGTGACGCCATCCTCTTCGCGTCCCTCTCCCAGATTGAGAAGCCCAGATACAAGGCGCTGATCCTCCGGCAAACCTTTCCCGAGGTCCAGGAGCTGATCGACCGCAGTCACCTGGCCTTTCCCGAGATGGCCAACGCACCCCACTGGAACGGCGGGCTCAAGCGGTGGACCTTCCCTGGAGGGGGCATCATCCAGTTCGGGTACTGCTCGACCAAGGACGAGGTCCAGCGTTACCACGGCCAGGAGTGGGCCTACATCGGTTTCGATGAGGTGGGCGACGTCGCTGACGAGCGCGTCTGGGTCATGCTCATGGCCGAGAACCGCTGCCCGAATCCCGACGTCATCCTGATGATGCGCGGCACCGCCAACCCAGGGAAGCCGGGCCACCCCTGGATCAAGAGGCGGTTTATCAACAAGTGTGGAAAGAAGGGGGAAAAGATCTACCGCTACACGTACCGGATGCCGAAGCCCGATGGTGGCGTCCTTGAGGCGACGATGACCAGGCGCTTCATCCCAGCTCGGGTCACGGACAACCCGGTCTACGCCAACGACGCGGTCTACATGGCGAAGCTCTTCAGTCTCCCCGATATGCTCCGACGCCAGCTCCTCTACGGCGACTGGGACGCGGGATTCGGGATGGGCCTGGACGAGCTGGACGAGGACGTCCACTTCCTGCGGCCCTTCGGGATCCCGCCTAACTGGATCCAGTTCGGATCGTTCGACTGGGGCTTCAGCCACCCCTGGGTCTTCGGGCACTACTGCGCCGACGAGGACGGCGTGGTCTACAAGGTCAACACCTACCGTGGCCGCCTGATGTCGGATCGGCGCATCGCGGACGCGATCAACCACCACGTCAACGTCAGCGACCTCCGCTACATCGTCGCCGGGCACGACTGCTGGGCCCACCACAAGGCTCGCCTGGACGACGAGACCCCTTCCACCCAGGAGCGGTTCGCGGACGCTCAGATCTACCTGACGCACGCCAACATCGCCCGCTACGCCGGGCTCAAGAACTTCCGGGAGCAGGTGGCCTGGAAGGGCATCCTCCCAGGCTCAGACGGTGGCGATCCCGAGGACGGGGAGCCGAACTTCTACCTGATGGACACCGAGGGTAACCGGCGCTGCTTCGAGGCCCTGGAGACCATGACCACCAACCCCGACGACCCCGAGGACGTCCTGAAGGTGGAGGCCGATCCGATCACGGGAGATGGTGGCGATGACGACTACGACGAGACCCGCTACGCCCTCGCGTCCCGGCCGGGTGTAGCGCGGAGCAACTGGAAGGAGCAGGAGGTCAGGGCCTTCAGCAAGGCCACGCTCCTGCACGAGATGGAGACGCAGCGACGGCACACCTCCGGCCCGCTCCAGGATCGGGGTCGGATCTGGCAGGAGGAACACGACCTCTACGTGGACGGGATGATCACATGAGCGAGAACCTGGCCAACGGAGTCCTGGCGCTCGCCATCGTCGGGTGGACGGCGGCGTTCTTCGCGATCTCGCTCTGGTGGTCTGAGCGCCGGATTCGGATCTTCGTCCACAACTACACGACCTTCGGCGGCACCCCGATGGAGAAGGCCAAGATCTTCCGGGAGCCCGACGCGGAAGATCAACTGGAGGCGGCCATCGACCGGATCGAAGGAATCGCTGGCACCAAGGTGGCCAGACAGCCCACGGCCGAGGACACGAAGTTCACCGCAGATACCCTCCAGAACGGGATCGACTGGCTGCTCCACGAGGCCAAGGAGAGCGGCAGGCAACTCTCCGTGGAGGAGGCCACCGAGGAAGCGGAGAGGATGCTCAATGCCGAAGGAATTGAGATGTAGGGCACCCCTCCTGAAGCCGTTCACGACGATGGAGTCCATCGTGACCGCACTGCTGATTCGGGGGGACAGCCGGGGCACCATCCAGAAGAAGCTCGACATCACCGCCTGGGGCGTGAACCACCACCTGTCGAACGCTGCTGCCAAGATCCCCGGCGATCTCCGCTGCAGAATGAAGATCCACTTCTGGGGGAGGGGCGCGACGGTGGACCAGCTCACGGGCGAGGGGTGGATGCCTGGACCGCCGGATCGGGAGACTGTATAAGTACGGGCATACGCTAACTCCCAACCACCCAAAAAACTGAGCGTATCATGCCTCTTGAACAACCGCATCGGTTGAAGATCCCTTCCCCCGATGCCCGCGTGGCTCGGACCCCATTCCCAGACGCCACAGTGTTCGCTGACGCCTCCGACATCAAAGTCGTCTTCGTCCCCATCGTCCAATGGGGCGACATGAGAATCCGTGGAAGGATGACCGGGAATGGGGGCACGGTCGGCTTGAAGTTCGCCAGGCCCAAGCGGCAGCTCGACCCCGCGCTCTTGCCGGGTGCTTCGGAGGCCTTCGTCTATACCCTGGACCAGCCAGCCGCTGATGGCACGGCCTGGTTTTCTGCTGTGGAGTTCTTCCTAGACATCACGGCCGCAGAGCACGCAGGCGAGAATTGGCTCAAGATCACGTTGGACCCGGCGGCTGGCGGCGTCATCGACTACTTCGACATCAGCGGTACGCTCCTCGGAACCTACCACTAGGGGGCGGCGACCATGAGTAACGACTTCCCGCACCGGCTGATGCTGCCATCGCCGGATGCTAGATCGGCCAACTCTCCCTTCGAGGGGGGCGACACCAACTTCCCATCCGGCGCATCGGAGTTCACCAAGCGCGTCCACATCCCCGTCGTCCAATGGGGCCAGATAAGAATCCGGGGCCGGATCACTGGGGGGGTGGGGACTGTGCAGATCCTATTCGAGCGGCCCAACCGCGCCCTGGACCCAGTATTGGTTGCTGCCGACCTGAGGCGGGAGTTGACCTACAGCCTTGGCCAGCCAGCCGTCCAGACCACGCCTTGGTCTGATGGTGTGGAGTTCTCGGTGCTGATAACAGCCGCCGAACACGTCGGTGAGAATTGGCTGAGAATCCAGCTCAACCCGTCCGGTGGCGGTGCCGGTCCTGCCCAGGACATCGACTTTTTCGATGTGAGCGGCACACTCCTCGGCCTCTACCACTAGGGGCACCCATGCCGTTCTCCGGCTCAGAGGTATCAGAGAAGGGGTTCCCCAGCGGCTGGGAGGCACCCGCTGAAGACGCGACCTCGCAGCGCGTCTTCCGCATCACCAGGCTCCTCGAAGCGATGGTCTTCAGGCCGTTCTCCTGGGACCGCTTCAACTCGCTCGGCCTGAAGTACGCCTTCCACGGCGGATACATCGACGCGGGGGATAAGTGGCTCCTGATCGACAACGGGAGCGTCACCTTGGTGGAGGGGAGCAAACCCAACTTCATCGAACGCTCGGACGCGGGCCAGGTGACTGTGAACCAGGACAAGTTCACCTACCCTGACGCCATCCCGATGGCCGAAATCAAGGCCAGGAACGGGTCCTTCGTTGAGCGCACCTACATCGACAGACGCCCCGAGATCGGGGGTGCCCCCACCGGGGGTGGTGCCGCCATCTCCTTCCCCCAGATCGTCGGCCAGATCCTCGACAGTCAGGTCCCGCTCTCAGCCGTCCAGCAGTACCAGTTCCAGCTATGCAACTTCGCTGCCAACATCCTGCCTGGGCAGTTTGGGTCGAGCCCAACCTGTAACCCCAGCCAGACGGGTGACTACGTTTTCCCGAGGGACCTCGACGTCCTCCAGGATCTCTTCGTCGGGCGCGATGCGACCATCAACGAAGACCTCCAGGTCATAGAGACTCTGATGGTCGGCGGGACCTTCACTGCCGAGAGCCTATCGTTCTTCCTGGGCGCGGCGGTGTTCGAGGCTCTCGCGACGTTCGAGGCGGCCGTGGTGATGCAGTCCACACTCAACGTGGAGGGGCTCGCCACGTTTGAGGGCGCTGCCACCTTCGAGGCCCTGGCCACGTTTTTGTCCGCTGCCGTCTTCCAGTCCACGGTCAATATTGAGGGGCTCCTCACCGCTGAAGCGGCGGCGATCTTCGAGCAGACCGTCAGCGTCCTGGGCATCGCAACCCTGGAGGCCCAGGTCCGTCGAGGTATCCGCACCATCACGGCGGCCGACACGCCATACACCTTGGTCGGGACCGACTGGCACCTAAATGTGGACATCAGCCTGGGCTCCGTGGAGGTCCTCATCCCAGACGCAGCGGCCCACTTCGCAGGCGGGTTCACGGACCAGCTCCACTTCAAAATCATCGGCTCCGGTTTCGGTGAGCCGTTCGTGACGCTAACTCCCTCCGTGGGAGGGCAGCTCGTAGACGGCTTCGACTCGGCCATTCTACGACGGAACAACCTGTCGTTCACGCTGGTGAGTGACGGCACGGACTGGTGGATCCAGTGAGCTTCGATCCTGGGGCTGATGCCCAAGACGTCGAGGACGCCGTCGCGGAGCAGGAGAACAAAACCAGGGCCCTTCTGGAGGACATTCTGAAGGTGCTTCTCAGGATTGAGCAGCACCTGGAGTTCGCAACCGACGAGGAGATTGAAGACGATGTTCATCCGTGATCCACTCACCGAACAAGGCGCTCGTGTCGCCAATGGGCGTCTGCGAACACAGGCGATCCAGGAGTCCCTGGAGGCCGACGCCTCACGCAACGGCGAGGCGTTTACGCTCGCTACCTCCCAAGGCACGAATCGCTCACTCACGATTGCAGCGGGAGACGATGGCCCCATTCTCTACGTCAGGAACCTGTCAGAGTCGAAGATCCTCATCGCGGACGGCTTCACTGCCACGGAGAGCGCACCGGGCCTGATCCTGTTCCTCGTGAAGAATCCGATCCTGGGGAGCATCGGGGCCAACGAGGAGATCGAATCAGCCAACCGGAACTTCTCCTCGACCAGAGATGCGGACGTCCAGGGCGAGATATGGGACGAGTCGGGCGTGGTGGGGATGACGGGCTTCAGTGGCGGCGTGGAGGTCGCGTCGTTCCTCCGGGCGATCCCTGCGGGCACGTTGGACCTGAAGAACGCGGTTCGGCTGGGGCGTCTGGATAGCGCCTACTTCGGCTACCAGAACCCGACCGGCGGGCCCATCGAAGCATCACTGGCCCTCCGCTTCCACATGGAAGACGTAGTGATCTTCACATAATGCTCGGAATTACGATTCGCGACCCGCAGACCAAGCGGGGAGCCGGTGTAGACATCTTCGGTGCCGTCAGGACGAGGGACACCGGGCTGCCGCCGTTCGGCAACACGGTCCAGGCGATCCCTTTCAACGAGTTCTTCAGCGACCTGGACGGCGTGACCGACATGAGGGTGGATGGCTCGGTCGATCCGGTGTTCTTCGAGATCAGGCCCGACACGGATCGGGACCGCTACATCAAGACGGTGCAGTTCACCATCGTGGATCAGAACGCGACCCTGACCCAGTTCGGCAACATCGGCAACCTCGCCAACGGAACCCTCTTCGAGTGGGACCGCCTCGGTGAGACCGTCCTGCTCTCCACCATGATCTCGAACTACGATCACGTCCGTTTGGCAGGCGGCCAGCCATCCTTCGGTGACGGCACGGCCTCGTTCCGGGCCAGCAACGTCCTCGGCACGTCTGAGGCATACCTACCGATGGTGGACTTCCAGCTCATTTTCGGGTTGCCCTGGGGGATCAGGCTCGCGGCGGGCAGCGACGAGGTTCTGAGGATCACAGTACGTGATGACGTCACGGGTGTGGACGGCTACGATTGCTTGGCGCGAGGCTTCGAGATCGAACCAGAGACGGCCCAAGCGGGCCTCGGAAAGTAAGGAGATAGAGGATCATGGCTCTCGCGTCATCGCGCTTCGGAGGAAGGACCGGCTCCTCTTCAACTAGCATCGGGCCCGGAGGCAAGCCGTTCGACTTCGACACGATCCCCGACATCCGGGCAGAGAACGACGAAGGCCATGGCGTGCCAGACGAACGCGACAGCGAGCGCATCGCGTGGGCGGTCTACAACTGGGACGTCCAGGACGACGTCCTCCGCAGGCGGGACCGGCAGATCGAAGAGAACATCAGGATGCTGGCGGGCCAGCAGTGGGCCGTCTTCAACCCCAGGATCGGGCGCTTCGTAGACGTCACGCAGTGGATGACGGCCGAGGAGAAGAAGTGGAGGCAGCGGCCGGTCTTCAATAAGCTCCTGTCGTGGTTCATCATCACCCACGCCCGGATGAACGAGAACCCTCCGATCATCACCTTCGTCCCTGGCCCCGACCGCATCGACGCGATGCTGGCCGCCACCCAGGACGTGATCTTCAAGACGAAGTGGAGGGAAGTGAAGATGTCCGAGGTGTGGGACCGGGCGAGCGCCTGGCTCATCCCGGCCGGGACCGTCTACCTGCAGAGCACCATCGACCTCAACAAGGGCGACTTCATTGAGTTCTCCGGGCAGGCCGGAGAGGAGGACATGGAGGGGCTGGAGCCAGAGCAGGTGGACCAGGTCAACGCGGCCCAGCAGAACGGTGGTAGGGTAGGCTTCGACCAGGACGGCCAGCTCCAGTTCGATGACGAGGGGAAGCCGCTCGGGCCGGAGGGCGCTCACTCCGAGAGGAAGGGGGACCTGGCCGTCGAGGTCCTCAACCCCGTCCAGGTGAGGGGTGAGTGGAGCCCAGCTCCCTGGCACGATAAGGCCTGGCACATGACCAGGAGCTTCCTCTCGTCGGCCGAGATCTGGCAGGCCTACGGGATCAAGCTGAAGGGCGGCGAGCAGAGCACGACCGGGGGCGGCAGCACCACCGGGGTCCAGGAGCGACTGACGTATGGGAGTGGCTACTTCGGAGCTGCGGATCCGTCCGTCTTCGGATCCGACTTCAGCCAGGATGTGAGCATCCCCGATCCGACCCACGAGGTGTTCACGCTCTGGCACAAGCCAGCCCCGTTCGCCCGGATGGACGAGTCCAAGGAGGAGCCCGGCGGGCGGCTGCTGGTCTGCACCCGCAAGGAGGTCCTCCACGACACCACCAGGCCGGTGCGCTACCCGAACACGAGCCCGATTCGACGCTTCGAGTTCGTGAGTCTGCCCGGCCGACCGGCTGGTGGGAGCACTCCTCAGGAGGCGATGAATTTCCCACAAAGGGTCTTTAACAAGGTTGCAGCATTAATCATAGAACACGCGAACCTGTGCGCGAATCCGATCAAGATCATCGACGCCCAGAGCGGCATCGAAGAGACTCAGATCACGAACCGGCCGGGCCTGGCCATCAGCGTGAACCGGCGGGAGCGCATACCTCCGTTCGAGTGGGTTGCACCGCCCCCTCTGTCGAACGACGCCTACAAAGTGCTGGAGTTCATGGCCCAGCAGATTGATGAGATGGGGAACCTGGCTGGGACCGAGGGCGATGCACCGACCCAGGACGCTTCCGGCGAGCTGGTGAAGGAGCTTCGCTTCAACTCCGACCGCTTCCTCGGGCCCACCATGCGTCGAGCTGCAGAGGAGTTCGCTCGCATGGCCGAGGACTGGGAGGTCCTGTTCCCGGTGATCTACGACGAGGAGGAGATCCTCTCCTACGCTGGCACGGACAACGTGGCGCGGACGATCCTGGTTCAGCCTGAGATGTTCGAGGAGGGCTCCGTGAACGTGGTGGCCGACGTAGAGTCGATGCTGCCCGAGGGCCGTGGCGAGAAGCAGAAGAACATCACGGCGCTGTACGCCAACGGACTCTTCGGGGTTCCGGGTTCGCCCCAGGCGGTGTCCACCTTCTTCGAGCTGAGTCAGTTCCCCCACCTCGGGCGAGCTGGCAAGTTCGGTGGGATCCACCGGATCACGGCCGACCAGGAGAACGGCAAGCTCCTGCAGGGCGTGCCCTTCAACGAAATCCCGGTCTTCGAGTGGTACAACGATCTGGTCCACCTCCTCTCCCACGAGGAGATCATGTCGTCGCCGGAGTTCCTGGAGCTGGATCCGATGATCCAGGCGGGCTTCGAGGCGCACCGTCAGATGCACATCACGAACATTATGCTCAAGACGCTCCAGGCGGCCGAGTCCGACCCCGAAGGCGGTGAGGCCGGAGACAATCAGTTCAGCGGCAACAGCAGCCCCGACGAAGGGGGCGCAGCAGGGTCGCCCGAAGGGCCACCCACATCAGAGGCAGCAGTCCCAGCCGGTTCCGCAACGAGGAACCCTGAGGGCGTTGCTGAAGCACCAGCAGCGGCGGGCCAATAGGCCACCCGCACAACTAGGAGGTAGTCGTGGCAGAGGAAGAGGGAACCGGAGAGGCCGAAGGGACCGAGGAGAAGACCGAGGACAAGGAAGAGGAGAAGAAGGGCCCAGCCACGATTGAGGAAGCCCTGCAAAAGGCCCGAGAGGTCCTGGCCGACAAGGGGACCATGATGGCCATGGTCGAGGACTCCAAGGACGAGGAGGATGCTGATGGGGAGGAGGAGGCTGGTGGCGAGGAAGACGAAGAGAAGGAAGAGGGCGAGGAGGAAGGAGAGCAGGAATCAGAGGATCAAGAAGACGAGGAAGATCGGGGATCCGATGCCGACGATGAAACAGATGAGGTAGAGGGGGAAGAGGAAGAGGAGGAGGAGGAGGAGGAGGAGGAGGAGAAGAAGAAGAAGCCGATCACCGTCTCCGTCCCCGGCCGTCATCCGAACAGCGAGGACATCGAAATTGAGGTGGACGACGAGGAGCTGGCGGAACGGCTCGCCCACCTGAAGAGCGGCTTCCTGCGTGGCGAGGAGGTGCGCGAACGCGAGCTG